GGTAAACATCAAGAATTTATGCGCGAATTTTCAGCAAATGATACTATTAATATTCCATCTCTTAAATGTGAAAAAAAAAACATAATAAACAAATTAAATACCGACAATAAGATTACTATTGAGGAACAGCTTGATTTTAAGGACAGAATAAAAATTATCAACAATAGTATGGCAGACATTCACTCAAAAAAAAAGGAATATTTTTTAGAAAATTCTAAATACATTTTTAATTATTTTGAGGAAAAACAGAATATTTCTTGCAATAGTGATAATAATAGCAATAATGTAAAAAATGATATTGTCAATAGTTTTTTTAATATTAAAGAACCTAAAATTGAGGATAAATCAAATAACAATTATGATAATAATATTCAAAAATACTTGAATAATGTTGACGACAACTTTTTTGATATAAGTTCTTACGTTTATCAAACTGACATTTGTACTTATTGTAATAGCGGCGAGATGACCCCACTTGAAGACGAAGGGGTTCTTATTTGTAATTCATGTTCGCGAAGTATTCCCTATTTAATTGAAAATGAGAAACCATCGTATAAAGAACCCCCAAAAGAAATATGTTTTTATGCTTATAAAAGAATAAATCATTTTAAAGAAATTTTATCACAATTTCAAGGTAAAGAGACTACTCAAATACCGCCAGATGTAATTGTAAATATTAAACTGCAAATGAAAAAGGAAAGAATATCATTAAAAGATATTACCAACCAGAAAACGAAAGAGATATTAAAAAATTTAGGATATAATAAATATTATGAACACATACAATTCATTAAAGAAAAGTTGGGCATAAAACCGCAAGTAATGTCAGCTGAATTAGAAGAAACCCTGTGCAACCTATTTGTAGAATTACAAGCACCCTATTCAAAATATTGCCCAGATGACCGTGTTAATTTTCTAAATTACTATTACACCGCATATAAATTGTGCGAACTTCTTGGGAAAACCCAGTATCTTGAACATTTTCCTATGTTAAAAGATCGCGAAAAAAGAATTGAACAAGATACTATCTGGAAAAAAATATGTGCTGAATTGGATTGGGAATTCATACCTACCATGTAATGCTGTTCGCGCTAAATAATATATTATATAAATGTACATAATATATTGTAATGGTATAAGTGTAATGGTATAAGTGTAATGATATATTGTAATGGTATAAGTGTAATGATATATTGTAATGATATATTGTAATGGTATAAGTGTAATGATATAAGTGTAATGATATAAGATTAAAATCCGCCGGGGAATCTTACCAGGTTGGCACCAATACCAAAACCAGCACCACTACGTGTCGCAGATCCCATGCTTGGAACATAAGTATCTAATATGCTAAATGTTGCGGCAGCAGTTAAAGCAAGTAGCACAATTTCTTCAATGTTTAAGGAACGTTTAGGTATAGCAAAGGCCGCAATGGCTACCATTAAACCTTCGACAAGATACTTAATAATTCTTTTAAGCAATTCGCCAATGTTAATCAAACTGGTCATTATATTAAATAATAAGAAAATAATATTTATTTTGATAAATATTAATTGCGATAAAAAACTTAAAATCAAATAATTAACTAAATAAAATGGCAACCAAAAAATCTGAAACCCTAAATTTTGAGAGAAAAACCGTAAATGGCAAAAATAATCCTAAATACGTAGATTTATTGGAGGAAGATAAACCTATTGCTGGACAAAAGTTTGCATGTGTTTCATTTGTTTCGCCTGAAAACATTTTAAAACAAAAAGAGGTATATTTCTTTGAGCAATTTTTGAGACAATGGGATTTTAACAAATCGATGGAAAAATTTATACAATTTTTAAATTTTGTATCCTACAAGCACAATCTAGTATTTGATGACATTTCCGCTGACTTTACAGATTTCGTGAAAGAAGAAAAGGAAAGTCTTTCTAAAACTAATTTACAAGATGATTACAAAACATATATCGACAATAATGATGAAAAATTAGAGAAGAACTTTAACATTGCTCATAATTTTCAAACGTGTACCCGAGGCATTAAAATTCGCGGTTCCTATCCGTCAATAGAAGAGGCTGAGCTCCGGGCGAAAATGTTGCGCGAAATTGACCCTAATCACGATGTATTTGTCGGACCTGTTGGCATGTGGATGCCGTGGGACCCCGAGGCGTATAAAACCGGTCGTGTAGAGTATTTGGAAGAAGAATTGAATCAATTGATGAGCGAGAAACAAAAGAACGAATCTAATGCCAAAAATGTATTTGACCAGCGTGTAAAGGAGTCCAAACAAAAAGCCATTAATGAGAATATTAAGCAGGCTGAGAAATCCGGTAATGTTTTAACGCAGACGATTGATACAGCTGGCAACTTGATAGGCATCAATAATACTACCCAAGAATTGATGTTGAACCAAAAAGATGATATATCTACCGCCGATATTTGTAATGAATTGTTTGAAGGAGAAAATATCGTCGTGAAGAAAAATAAATAATTAACATGTTAAATAACACTATAATAATAATCATTTATTATATTTTTATTTTTTACACATCTACTCATTTTAGCAGTAGACATATTTTCGGCTTCTGCTGCTTTTGCAATAGTATCCCATGTTGCCAAAAGTGCGTTTGTTTCGTTTTCTCTCTTATATACTTTCTTACCAGTTGATGAAATAAGCTTCGGTTTGAGGTCGGTTTGTTTTAATTTTTTAAATATATTTGTATTTATTTCTCTCAAAACATTAGATAAATCAAAATTTGTTTCATTAGGGTTATATCTAATTATTTCATTTCCTAATGACAAAATATATTCTTCTCTAAGTTTTTCTTTAATCGTGTCTCTATCATCGTGATTAAATTCGTCACATTCAACTACTAATTTATAATCTATAAAATATAAATCTGCTCTATATTTTCCAATTTTAAATTGTCTTTTCATATTGAAAATATCCTTAAATGAATTTTCAATAAATCCTATTGTTTGATTTTCAATACACATACATAAATTTATTTGTTTTATATTATCATTCACATTTACAATATATCTATTTCTCAAATTATAAGAATTTTTTAGTAACTCAAAAGCTTCTTCTGTAAGCAGATAATCAATTTTATTTTGTCCTCCATATTGGTTTATAATTTTGTGCTTATTATTTTCAATAATATAATGAATATTTTCTTTGTAATTTTTTTTTAAATGCCTGACAATCTGACATTTTTGACATGATAAATATATCATTAATTCTTCTACATTACGCGTGTATAAACTCATTGTAATGTTATAAAATTATTTATTTATAAACATAATCAATTTTTTAATCAAAAACTTGGGTATGTTATAACAAAGTCGCTTTGCTTTCCCAAATCGTAAAGCAACGTTTGTTACCATTTCGATTTTTTTACACTAATTTTAGGTCCTCCTCGTTTTTTAACAGCACCAGGGTCATATTTTTCATCTTCGTCGTCTGAATTAATGCTTTTGGACATTTCCCAGAACTCTTTAGAGCCTAATCTGAAGTCATTATGATTTTCCGCCTTGTACCAGAACACTTGGTCTTGTAATTTATTCGATTTTGAGTTGTTATTTATGACCAAACACTCATAATTTTCGGTACATTGGTCCATGACCTGACAAAAGGACTCAAATGTGGGGAACATTCCAGCATAATTTTCGTATATTCTTTTGCGATTCGCGATATAATTATCTCTTAGTATAAAAACAAAATCAACATTAGTCCTTAACATGGGCGGAATGCCTAAGGGATATTGCATTGTGATGATTAGCATGATCTTCCAGTGTCTGCCGTTGAGAAATAAAAGTCGCATCATCTTATCACGTGTCCATGAACTGTCGAACAAACAATCATCCAATATAACAAATGCTCGTCCGTCAATTGTGGTGCGTTTAAATGATTCCATTTCCTTTTTAATCTGCTTCAAAACGGTACGCTGTCGCTTCAATACATTCTCAATAATAGCCGTGTTATACTCATTATGGATGAACAATTTAGGCACCATTTTCGTATAAAATCCGTTACCTTCTTCAGTGCCAGATATGACTGTTCCAATAGGTATATCTTGATGATAATAAAGTAAGTCTCGCACCAAAAAACTTTTACCAGTGTCACGTTTGCCAATTAACACCACAACAGGACCTTTATTTTCATTTGGTTTAAAACTAATATTTTTCATATCAAATTTTTTTAATTCCAATGTCATAATAGTTATCTTTAAGAAATTAAATTTGATTTTTGTACTAAATGGATTACGACGTTTTATTTAGTATAATTTTGTTAGTATAATTTTGTTAGTATAATTTTATTTAATTAATATATTATAAGTTAAAAACACATTTAATTTATATATTATTTAGCTATGATGATTCAGTGTAATTACCAAAAACGTAAAAACCTCGAATTGTTCAAAGGTTTTGAGAACCCATTAGGACTACATCTTTCCCAAACACAAAATTATAATCCTATTTATAAACGGTTTTTCAGCCTAAATGATACAAATTACAATAATATTAATCTTGATAATAAATTCTATATAACAAGTGTGTCTTATAATGCCAACGATGAAAATGAAAAATCATACAATTGTCGTGTAAAAAATATTGTAAACAATAAATCCAAAGACAGCGATGTTTTTTTTAAAATGGCACCACTATTAGACCCGTATAAATATTTAATAGGTAAGTATGATGTTGAAAATGGCGCTCTGTTTAATTTACCCGATATTTCATCCACAGTTCATCCTAAGATTGCAAATCAACATAATTCCGCATACGTTGATGGTTTTTTCGTGTTTTTAACTAGTAAATTGTTGCACGACCATCATTTTACACATGGACTTGATTTTTATGGTTCCTTCTTAGCTATTAAAAATAATTTTAAACTGAATGTATTCGATGACATTGAACATCTTAATAATTCCGAGTTTTTTAATAAACATAAAAGCATATTGTTTGATGTTGACGACTATGAACATTTGTTTAAAAATAATAATTATCAAATTCCTATAAACATAGACCATAATTCTACTTTAAACTCGCAAATATCTATAAATTCAATAACAGATGATTTATTTGACAATGTGTTTGTAAAATCAAGGTCAAATAGTGAATTAATAGAAGTCACCCAAATTGATAATGAAATCAATAATAGTTACATTAATGATGACGTAGTCACTATAAAATCTAACTCGACATGTTCTTCGCGAATGTCTAATACTACTGATGAAGATAATAATTCGGTTTTTGATGACGATGATGCGGATTATATTACGAATGACATTGATGCAAAAGAAGAACAAGACGAAGAAAAAGACGAAGAAGAAGAAGACGACGAAGAAGAAGATGTAGAAGAAACCCTCGAATTGACACTTAAAAGTTTTCCAGTTAAAGTCATTTGTATGGAGTATTGTGAAAACACATTCGACGATTTAATATTGTCAACTGATTTAACAAATGAAGAATGGTATTCCGCACTGATGCAAGTAATCATGATTTTAATTACGTATCAAAAGACGTTTTCATTTACTCATAACGATCTTCATACAAATAATGTAATGTATAATCCTACAAAGCAGAAATTTATATTTTACCGATATAAAAAAATAACATACAAAGTTCCAACATTTGGCAGATTGTTTAAAATAATTGATTTTGGAAGAAGCATTTATAAGTGTAATGATTTATTATTTTGCAGTGATAGTTTTCAAACTGGGGAAGATGCCGCAACACAATATAATACCGAACCCTTTTTTAATGAAAATAAGCCCCGATTAGACCCCAATTTTAGTTTTGATTTATGTCGGCTAGCATGCTCTATTTTTGACTATATAATAGACGACTTGGATGAAGTCGCTGATATTCACAAATGTGACCCTATTAAACGATTAATAACAGAGTGGTGTCTCGATGACAAAGGTATAAATCTATTATATAAACAAAATGGGGATGATAGGTATCCCGATTTCAAATTGTATAAAATGATTGCTAGACATGCACACAAACATACACCACAAGCACAATTAGAACGGCCAGAGTTCAAAGCATTTTCGTCATTCAAAGGAGATGTACCCAAAGAAATAATAGATATGGATAGTATGCCCGTTTTGTATAAAATATAATTGGTTATTTATTGTCGAATTGTTTTATTGTCGAATTGTTTGTATAATAATTATATTTAGTATATTTAATATAATTATGAATACCAAATATGGGGTTATTATGACCCGACATGTTACATCAATCGAAACGAACCATTATTGGAATTATTCAATTAAATGTCTACGTCGCATATATCCACATATGAAAATTGTTATTATTGATGATAATAGTAATTACCAATTTGTGAAAGCTTATCACAAATACATAAATGTTGAAATCATACAATCTGAATTTAAAGGGCGGGGAGAATTGCTGCCATATATTTATTATATTAGA